GCATACAGCAACAACATGGCCTGGTGTCTGTGGGATATGCTGACCCATCCGCGCTACGGCATGGGGAAGCGTCTCGGTGCGGCGGATGTGGACAAATGGGCGCTGTATGTCATCGGCCAGAATTGCGACCAGTCGGTGCCGGATGGCTTTGGTGGCACGGAGCCGCGCATCACCTGTAATGCCTGCCTGACCACACAGCGCAAGGCGTGGGATGTTCTCAGTGATTTCTGCTCGGCGATGCGCTGTATGCCGGTATGGAACGGGCAGACGCTGACGTTCGTGCAGGACCGACCATCAGATAAGGTGTGGACCTATAACCGCAGTAATGTGGTGATGCCGGATGATGGCGCGCCGTTCCGCTACAGCTTCAGCGCCCTGAAGGACCGCCATAATGCCGTTGAGGTGAACTGGATTGACCCGAACAACGGCTGGGAGACGGCGACAGAGCTTGTTGAAGATACGCAGGCCATTGCCCGTTACGGTCGTAACGTCACGAAGATGGATGCCTTTGGCTGTACCAGCCGGGGGCAGGCACACCGCGCCGGGCTGTGGCTGATTAAAACGGAACTGCTGGAAACGCAGACCGTGGACTTCAGCGTGGGCGCAGAAGGGCTTCGCCATGTACCGGGCGATGTCATTGAAATCTGTGATGATGACTATGCCGGTATCAGCACCGGTGGTCGTGTGCTGGCGGTGAACAGCCAGACCCGGACGCTGACGCTCGACCGTGAAATCACGCTGCCATCCTCCGGTACCACGCTGATAAGCCTGGTTGACGGAAGTGGCAATCCGGTCAGCGTGGAGGTTCAGTCCGTCACCGACGGCGTGAAGGTAAAAGTGAGCCGTGTTCCTGACGGTGTTGCTGAATACAGCGTATGGGGGCTGAAGCTGCCGACGCTGCGCCAGCGCCTGTTCCGCTGTGTGAGTATCCGGGAGAACGATGACGGTACGTATGCCATCACCGCCGTGCAGCATGTACCGGAAAAAGAAGCCATCGTGGATAACGGGGCGCACTTTGACGGCGACCAGAGCGGCACGGTGAATGGTGTCACGCCGCCAGCGGTGCAGCACCTGACCGCCGAAGTCACCGCAGACAGCGGGGAATATCAGGTGCTGGCGCGATGGGACACGCCGAAGGTGGTGAAGGGCGTGAGCTTCCTGCTTCGCCTTACCGTGGCAGCGGACGACGGCAGTGAGCGGCTGGTCAGCATGGCCCGGACGACGGAAACCACATACCGCTTCAGGCAACTGGCGCTGGGGCGTTACACGCTGACGGTCCGGGCGGTAAATGCGTGGGGGCAGCAGGGCGATCCGGCATCGGTATCGTTCCGGATTGCGGCACCGGCAGCGCCTGTCACTATTGAACTGATACCAGGGTATTTTCAGATAACAGCGGTCCCGAAACTGGCTGTATATGACCCGACGGTGCAGTTTGAGTTCTGGTTCTCGGAAAAGCGGATTATCGATATCAGGCAGGTTGAAACCAGCGCGCGTTATCTTGGTACGGCGCTGTACTGGATAGCCGCCAGTAGCAATATTAAGCCGGGTTATGATTATTACTTTTATATCCGCAGCGTGAACACCGTTGGTAAATCGGCATTTGTGGAGGCCGTTGGTCGGGCGAGCGATGATGCGGAAGGTTATCTGAATTTTTATAAAGGGTTGATCAATAAAACGCATCTCGGCAAGGAACTGCTGGAAAACTTTGAGCTGACGGAAGATAACGCCAGCAAACTGGAGGAGTTTTCGAAAGAGTGGAAGGACGCCAACGATAAATGGAATGCCATGTGGGGCGTCAAAATTGAGCAGACCAAAGACGGCAAACATTATGTCGCGGGGCTTGGCCTCAGCATGGAGGATACGGAGGAAGGCAAACTGAGCCAGTTCCTGGTTGCCGCTAACCGTATCGCGTTTATTGACCCGGCAAACGGGAATGAAACGCCGATGTTTGTGGCGCAGGGCAACCAGATATTCATGAACGACGTGTTCCTGAAACGCCTGACGGCTCCGACCATTACCAGCGGCGGTAATCCTCCGGCATTTTCCCTGACACCGGACGGGCGGCTGACGGCGAAAAATGCCGATATCAGCGGTAACGTGAATGCGAACTCCGGGACGCTCAACAACGTCACGATTAACGAGAACTGCCGGGTTCTGGGAAAACTGTCCGCGAACCAGATTGAAGGCGATCTCGTTAAAACAGTGGGCAAAGCTTTCCCCCGTGACTCCCGGGCACCGGAGCGGTGGCCATCAGGGACCATTACCGTCAGGGTTTATGACGATCAGCCGTTTGACCGGCAAATTGTTATTCCGGCTGTGGCATTCAGTGGCGCTAAGCATGAGAGAGAGCATACTGATATTTACTCCTCATGCCGTCTGATAGTGCGGAAAAACGGTGCTGAAATTTATAACCGTACCGCGCTGGATAATACGCTGATTTACAGTGGCGTTATTGATATGCCTGCCGGTCACGGTCACATGACACTGGAGTTTTCGGTGTCAGCATGGCTGGTAAATGGCTGGTATCCCACAGCAAGTATCAGCGATTTGCTGGTTGTTGTGATGAAGAAAGCCACTGCAGGCATCACGATTAGCTGAATTTTATAACCCAGATACGGGCACCAGAAATGGTGCCTTTTTTATTGCAGAAAAGCGAGAGGTAATTATGCGTAAATTATGTGCTGTTATTCTGTCCGCAGTAGTCTGGCTGGTTGCCGCTGGTACGCCAGCGAGCGCAGCAGAGCATCAGTCCACACTAAGCGCCGGGTATCTTCAGACCCATACTGATATGCCAGGCAGTGATGACCTGAAGGGCATTAACGTGAAATACCGTTATGAATTTACGGACACGCTGGGGCTGGTGACGTCATTCAGTTATGCCAATGCCAAAGATGAGCAAAAAACGCATTACAGCGATACCCGCTGGCATGAAGATTCAGTGCGTAACCGCTGGTTCAGCATGATGGCGGGGCCATCTGTACGCGTGAATGAATGGTTCAGTGCTTATGCGATGGCAGGTGTGGCTTACAGCCGTGTTTCGACGTTCTCCGGGGATTATCTCCGCGTAACTGACAACAAGGGGAAAACGCACGATGTGCTGACCGGAAGTGATGACGATCGCCACAGCAACACGTCTCTGGCGTGGGGAGCTGGCGTGCAGTTTAACCCGACCGAATCCGTGGCCATTGATATTGCTTATGAAGGCTCCGGCAGTGGCGACTGGCGCACTGACGGTTTCATCGTGGGTGTCGGTTATAAATTCTGATTAGCCAGGTAACACAGTGTTATGACAGCCCGCCGGTTCAGGCGGGCTTTTTTGTGGAGTGGATATGGCAGCAGTAAAAATCTCAGGTGTGCTGAAAGATGGTGCGGGAAAACCAATACAGAACTGCACTATTCAACTGAAGGCAAAGCGTAACAGCACCACGGTACTGGTGAACACGGTGGCCTCTGAAAATCCGGATGAAGCCGGGCGTTACAGCATGGATGTTGAGTATGGCCAGTACAGCGTCACCCTGCTGGTTGAAGGTTTTCCGCCTTCACATGCCGGAACCATTACCGTCTATGAAGGTTCCAGACCAGGTACGCTGAATGATTTTCTCGGTGCCATGACGGAAGATGATGTCATGCCGGAGGCATTGCGTCGTTTTGAGGCAATGGTGGAAGAAGTGGCACGCAACGCCGAAGCCGCCTCTCAGAGCGCAGCGGCGGCAAAGAAATCCGAAACTGCAGCGGCATCATCAAAGAACGCGGCGAAAACCTCAGAAACGAATGCAGCTAATAGTGCACAGGCGGCAGCGACCTCAAAGACTGCATCGGCAAACTCCGCGACAGCAGCCAAAAAATCAGAAACCAACGCGAAAAATAGCGAGACAGCCGCAAAGACGAGCGAAACCAACGCAAAGTCCAGCCAGACGGCAGCGAAAACAAGCGAAACGAATGCCAAAGCCAGTGAAACTGCGGCAAAAAACAGCCAGGTTGCAGCAGCCCAAAGCGAGAGCGCGGCAGCCGGTTCTGCGACTTCAGCAGCTGGATCAGCAACTGCTGCGGCTAACAGCCAGAAAGCTGCGAAGACGAGTGAAACTAACGCAAAGTCCAGCCAGACGGCAGCGAAGACCAGCGAAACGAATGCCAAAGCCAGCGAAACTGCGGCGAAAAACAGTCAGGATGCAGCAGCCCAAAGCGAGAGTGCTGCAGCTGGTTCTGCAAGCGCGGCGGCTGCTTCTGCCACTGCATCAGCCAACAGTCAAAAAGCAGCAAAAACCAGTGAAACCAATGCAAAGACAAGCGAGACTGCAGCGGCGAACTCGGCGAAAGCATCCGCTGCAAGCCAGACCGCTGCAAAAGCAAGTGAAGACGCAGCCAGAGAGTATGCAAGCCAGGCAGCAGATCCGTATAAATATGTCTTACAGCCGCTGCCTGATGTGTGGATACCGTTTAACGATTCACTGGATATGATTACGGGCTTTTCGCCATCTTATAAAAAGATTGTTATTGGTGACGACGAAATAACGATGCCTGGTGACAAGGTGGTTAAGTTTAAACGCGCATCAAAAGCAACTTACATTAATAAATCTGGTGTGCTGACAGAGGCTACCATTGACGAGCCACGATTTGAACGTGATGGCCTGCTTATTGAGGGGCAAAGAACGAACCTTCTCCCTAACAGTACAGACCCTTCGAAGTGGAATAAGTCAACTTCACTGGACGTTACAGAAACAGGCACAGATACTTTCAGTTTTACTTATGGCAGATTTATTGTAAAAGATACGCTTGTTGGTAAGAGTAAAGCTCTTACCATTGTAGCGCTGTCTGGCAGTACCGGATGTGTTGTCACTTGAGAGGAAGAATAGGTTATCATTATATGCCGTCTGGGAAAAAGTGATGATGATAAAATGTATCGTCTAATATTTGAACACCATTATGATGGTGCTGTAACGTCATTAAGAGAAACATAACGCATTAAATTAACCCTCCGAATTGATAGAACGGGAGCTGATACAAACCGTATTATTGCAAGGGCTGTAAAAGATGATGCTACTGGCTGGATTTTTTTTGAGGCTACAATTAATGCAGAAACAACAGAGAACACGGTTGGTGCGTTCGTTCAGTATGCTCCTGTAACAGGTTAAAGTACAGCATCTGGAGACTATCTGGATGTCGCAACTCCCCAGGTTGAAGGTGGAACAGGCGCATCATCTTTTATTGTTACGGGGGTAGCTGCAGGAACGCGGGCAAGCGATATAGTTACAGTCCCAATTAAGAATAATCTTTATAATCTACCTTTTACGGTTCTTTGTGAGGTACATAAGAACTGGTATAAAACGCCAAATGCAGCACCGCGTGTTTTTGATACCGGCGGTCATCAAACCGGAGCGGCTATTATTCTTGGCTTCGGTTCTTCAGCAGATTACGACGGATTTCCTTATTGCGATATTGGTGGGGCTAACAGGCGGATAAACGAAAATGCATCGCTTGAAAAAATGGTTATGGGGATGCGTGTAAAGTCAGATCAGTCTACATGCGCAGTAAGTAACGGGCGTATATCCAGCGAAACAAAAACCACATGGTCCTGTATTCAGAACTCCGCAATTATCCGTATTGGAGGCCAGACTACAGCCGGTTTACGCCATTTATTTGGTCATGTCAGGAATTTCAGAATATGGCACAAGGCATTGACTGATGCTCAGGTGGGGGAGTTAATCTAATGAAAGATTTAACACTCAAATTTGTCGACAGGGCCGACTTTTCGGCCTTTATGGAGAGCATTGGCTATTATGATGACGAGTCGATGCAGGATGATATTCTTATTGACGTGATAGGTAATGTGTACAAAGAAACCGGAGAACTGACTGAAGATGGCGAGCCGGTATGTGTTAAGGAGGACGGATATTTTGTAAATGTGCGCATCATTAATGATTCGCAAATATCGTCATTATTCGATGAACACGCGGTTGCTGTTGAGCATCAACTCCGTAGCTGGATGTGAGGAAGAAAAATGGCTACATCGACAGTAATTCCTGATGACATCAAAACGCTAAAGGGAGATGTCAGTAAGGCAAAGGAAGATATTTCCTCAATTAACGTAAAAGTATCAACGCTTCAGACTGATATGGACAGTGCAAAGCAGGATATCAGTACCAGATACACAAAAACAGAAGTGGATAATAAGCTGAAAAACAAAGTGGAAGTGAACGATCTGGAAAGTGGTCGTTATGGCGGAGATTTTTACCCGCTGACTGGCCGTGAAGCGTTTTATTTATGGGGATTGGGCACAACTACAGCGGCGGCAAATCTTTATCTTAATCCTGACCCTGCAATTTCGTCTGTGCTGCGGTCAACATCGTCTATCCGCTATAAACATTCAGTAGAGACGATAGATTCAGAGCACGCCGATCTCATTTTCAGGATGCGCCCTGTGTGGTACAGGTCGCAATGCGAAAATGACAGGCGTGACTGGGGATTCTATGGATTGATTGCCGAGGAAGTAGGAGAAATTGCCCCTCAGTTTGTTCACTGGCGACCAGCCAACGAAGATGATGCACCGGAAACCATTTCCAGCAATGGCCTTGTTGCCGAAGGTGTAATGTACGAACGTCTGGTTGTTCCACTGATTCACCATATCCAGAAGCTGACTGAAAGAGTTGATGAACTTGAGTCAGAATTAAAGTTGTTATCCGTTTCCCGAAGCGATATCGGATAAAGGAGGCGTAATGGATATAACACCTTTCCTTCATGCACTTTGTGCTGTGGCTGCGCAGGTACTGGTTGGTCTTTTTACCGGAAACTGGGCTTACGGAGCGATAGCCGGTTGTACGTTCTTCATTGCGCGTGAACATACCCAGGCAGAATATCGCTGGATTGAAATGTTCGGGCATGGCAAGCGAATGAATATGCCGTGGTGGGGCGGTTTTGATCCGCGCGCGTGGGATGTGGCAAGCCTGATGGATTTTGCTGTGCCGGTGGTGGCGTGTCTGCTGATCTGGATGTTGATCCGTTAA